GATAATCAATTCTCTCACGGGCTCTAATTGATCCCAAAGTTCTCGCAATAGCGGCACGATAATCGTGCCGATCAATTCGCCAACCTCTGCCATTGCCGTTCTAAATGCAAGCCAAGCCTCTTCCAGTTTGGGTTGAATTTCCTCCCAATATATCGCCAAGACTTCATACATCACGTCTATTGCTGGCCTGAATTCCTCCCAGGCACTTATGACCACTTCCTTGATAAAGCCCCACACTTCACCAAACGCCGCCCCAAGAGGGGCTAACATATTATCTTTAACCCATGCTAATTTTTCCCCAATTCCTTCTAGGGCGGGCTTGATGGTGTCTTCCCAAGCGGTTCTTACTTTTTCTTGGATACCCCCCCAATCTCGCTTCCAAGCCACGATTAGCGCGCCGATCCCGATCGCTACAGCGCCTATCGCTATAACGAGCGGTCCACCAAGCGTTGCTACAAGTGCTGCTATTGGGCCCCCGGCGGCGGCAGAGGCAATACCCATAAGTTTGAATGCACTGGCCAATTTGCTAATGATTGCTACCGCCTGGGCAAGCGCGGCAAAGGCAGCCGCCCCTGCCAATACGCCATAGAATATATCGACGTTTTCGGTTACCATAGGTAATAGTCTTTCTCCAAACTCCTTGAAAGTGGGGATGACTTCATCTTGGAACACCTCAATCCATTCAAGAACCTTTGTTCCAAGGTCTACTATCTTGTCTGCCATGTCCGCACCAAATACGTGATCCAGGACTTCCCAGACCTCATTTTGAAGGAAACCAATGACATCTTCCATGTCACTGCCGAAGACCTCTTTAATGAGTAGGCTAAACACTCCTATAAGCATTTCAACCTTCGGCACCATCTCTTCTAGTTTCTTTGCCAGGGGCGTGAGTATCTTGTCCATGAAGGCGTGGAAGACGGGGAGGAGGGCTTTGCCAACGGTATCCTTGAGATTGGTTATCGTGGCTTGGAATTGGGCCATTTTGACAGCGCCCGTGACAGAAACATCGCCGACCTTGGCCATAGCCTCTTCGCCTTGCTCCATCACGGCAGTCATAAAGGCTGTTTCGCGACTCAAGCCTTCGGTTTCCTGCATCAATTCCAGAATGCGCTCACGAACCTTGCTAGAGGAAATACCAAAAGAATCCAATCGGGGGATCGACTGGTTGGCTAACATCAACGCGAAGTTCTCCATCGAAGGAGTGGCTTCTTCGCCCATGGCCATACCAAGCGTAACGGCCATTTCTGAAAGTTTTGCCGCCTCTTCCTCCGTCTCCGCTAAACCCATGGCCATCAACTTGTTGGCCGCTTGCATGAGGTCTGCATCACTTACCACGCCCATGGTGGCAGGCCGGAGTTTCTTGAGCATGGCATCGGCAGTCGATCCTATGGACTTCGTGAGGTTGTCAAAGGTGACACGGGTTGGTTCTAGTTTCGCCGCATCCTTAGCAAGTTTCAAAGCCCCCAAGGCTATGCCGCCAAGAGCGGCCACGCTAACAGCCCCAGCGATGGCCGCAACTTTTCCCAACTTTTGTAGGCTGCCACCGATTTTACCCAGAGTGGCACTAGCCTGGTCCTTCGCAATTACTTTTATCGCTACATCGGGCACTTGATCATCCCTTTGACCCAGCCTTCTCTATCTTCGCTCTAAGGTTGCTAAATTCCGCTTGACGGATAACCCAAAGCAAAGGGGCTTCTTCCCTAACCTCCCAAGGGGGCATGTGCCATAATTCCCCCAACATTAAATAGGTAACCCACCAAGGCGGCGACACGCCCTCTGCCCCATCAAGCCACGCTATGAGGGCGTGTCGTTCTCTTTTGGGATCATATCCTTAATGACATCCCCTATCGTATCTATGTGCTTCCAAAGTTCGCCCAACGGTAACTTGCCTATCTGCTTCGCGCTCTTGTTCTTCACCAACCGACCCAAGAGTTCACGAAGTTCGCTGGCCTTTTTCAGGCTTTTCGACCCCTCTTCCAAAAGGATGAGGTCATCGAGCGTCACCGAGTCAAGGTCAATCTCCCAGGTTTCCTTCTCGGCCTTCCTGGCTTTCTTGGCCTTCTTGCTCATCCTACCCTCCTATGTAGGCGGTTATCACTCCCTTTCTTTGCGCTTTGGGGGCTTGACAGGTTTGGCGATGCCGAGTTCGATGAGTCGTTCCCCTTCCTCCGGGGATACTTCCAAGACTTCCCTGGGATGCCTGACGGCACCCCCATGCACGAAGCGCTCAACCACTTCGATTTTCATGCTGTCCTCCTATGGCAAGGCGGCTATAGCGTTGTTCACCTCGATTGACCACTCGTTGAAACCCCCGTCACAGGGGCCAACGTCATAGACGGTTCGGGCCACGAACTTCACTATGTCGTTGCCGTCCCGCTCTTCCAGCGTCTCGAAGGACTCGTACATCAGCACCATCTTGATCTCGGTCGAATAAGTCGCTGGGGCACCACCAGTTGGCCCACCAGTGGCCACCAATTCCATGTAGCGCGGCACGCTGGGCGTAGCCGCGAAGTGGCTTGCTGCCCAAATCGCATGTTCTGCTTTGCTCCAAGCGCTATCCCATTCGACGGTGGCCTCGAAAGTCAAATGCCGGGAAGCCAGGCCCATGATTGAGTACCAGTGTACCCCGTCCTGGAAGAACTTGGGGTGGAAGCCGGGGATCGTTAATCTCCAGTCGATGAGTTTGCCCGGTATTTTCGTGGCGGAGGCAAATTGACAGTTGGGATGCGTGTTGAGTATTGTCAACTGCCCCAGGATGGTATTGAGTGGCGTCGGGTAGGCAATGTCTTCGAGGGAATCTTCGTCCATGTCCCTGCCTACGATGTCGGCCTCCAGGTTCCAAGGGCCTTGGAATGCCGCGCTTATCACCAACTGTCTGGCGAAACAGGCATTGGAAATCCACGCCCCGGCATTGTCCCCGTATATGATGCTGGCCACGTATGGATAATCAGCGGCAGTCAACGTCGGCGTGAACGTCCAAACCCCGACTGCCGATACCGCTTGCCCGACTGCCCCCATTGCCAAGTACCAGGGGAATTGCTGGTAGGTCAAGCCCTCGTCGCCCATGGCGATGGGTATTTCAGCCATCACCCAAGGGTCGTAATACCTACCCATGATGTGGTCGGACATCAGCCCCGTCGCCTCGGTGGGGAAGACCCGGTTGACGAGTTTCTTCATCCCGCAAGTGCCCACGATCCGGGCGATCGGCGTCTGGGCGGCATCCCAGGTAGCCGTGGGCGGCTGCGTCGTGCAGAACTTTATCTGAATCTCCCGTAGGTCTCTCACTCCCCATATAGTCATCTTTTCACCTCCTTTCTGTTATAGGTTGACGGTTATATCGTCCAACATCTCTTTGACCCAAAGATAAAGAATTACGCCTATCGTCACCGGATGACCTTCTTTGAAACGCAACACCATTGGCGGCGAACAGGCTGGTTCCCTAAAACCGCTTACGTCACACGTCCCACTGATACTCAGATTTGCTGCATAGAGCGTCTGGTACGCCTCGATGACCGGCAGGGTCAATGCCACCGCTTCTTGTAAGACCCCTCTGGGAAAATGGACCTCGATGTTGACATCGTAAATGTTGTAACGTCCCATTAAGCGAGAAGCCGATAATTGAGGTATCCCGTCCAAATACCGCACAGCAACCGGCAGGTTGTGGACATCCAATGCCTCCGGCGGCGTGTCGTAGGCGTGGTTGATGCCCAACGCCACTATGTTCGCGGTTTCCAAGGCAGCCATGGCCGTAAGAATCGCTGGTAGGCTCATCCCAGAAGCCTCTTGAGCGCCTTAGCGATGCCTTGCTCGAACATCTTGACCACCCTATCCTTGTACCTCTTTAGGGTGGGCCGCAGGTAGGGCTTGCCTGGTTGGTATCGCGTGCCGTATTCCTGGAACGATGCGTATTCCACGTTGCTTCCCACCTTCCCGATAATTTCCGAACCGGGGCCCCGGACTATCTCAGAACCTATGCTCGTCATCAGTCGGCTGGTGTCCACGGGGGCTTCTTTCTTGGCACCGGATTCCAAAAGAGCCATCCCAGGGCCTAATGATTGTCTGGCGATCTTTTGCCACTCCTTTGGGAACTTTTGGAGTGCCTTCTGCAACTCCTCCAATCCCTCAACCTTCAAAGTAATCCCCGGTTCAGCCAATGACGACCCTCCTCTCGGTCACCCGCAATATCTCCTGCACGTCGGGGTCGAGCGCCTTTGTGTAGATCAACTGGCCCAATTCCACGATGGCCCCGGTATCTTGGTACATCTGCTGTGCCCGCTTGGCCCAACGGGCTACGGTGATGATACAGGCTTCCTTGATGACTTGCGGCGGGACGGGATAGCCCCCGAACTTCCCGATTATCTGCAAGCGCCTTTGGCCGGTGGGGAACGATCTGCTGGCCCCTTCCTTGACGATGATCTTGGTGAACCAAGTTTTGTCGTAGGGCCAGACCACGAAATCGGTGCCCTGAACCCATTGCGTATCAACAACCCCATTGCCAGTCGTATCCAGCCAGAAAGAACTAATGCTTATGCAACGGGGAATCCACATCTCCGTCCCTGCCTCCGTGTCGAAATAGCGCGTCTGATCGGCGAGGTCGGCAGCGGCGAAGTAGCAATAGGGCCAATAGAGTTCATCTTCTATCAAACGGGATGCCGAATTAATGAGTTCGTTCAATACGGCATCCAAGGCTGCCCCGCTCGTCCATTGCACCCCCATGCGGCCCTTCACATCCGCCGTGACACAGTAGAGACACGGCAACCTGTCTTCCGCCATAGCAGGTATGCCATCACCAGGTATGCCATCGCCGTCGCCGTCGCCATCGCCCCCCTGACTATCAAACCTGGCATCGGGATTTAATTCCGCATAAAAGCCCATAACGGTTTGTGTGTTGTAGAGCGCACTGGTGTGAGAGAGTATTAATACATCGTCTACATAAGCCTTAATATCATCGCCCTGCAGGATAG